GCCGGGGGGCGCGCCGGCTCCGACGGCGCAGGCGGTGGCGGTGCTTACGGCACCGACGGCGCGACCCCCACGGCTGGCGCTGATGGCGCCGCTGGCACGTCCGCCCAGGGCGGCGCAGGCGGCGGCGGCGGCGGCACGACCGTCACGGCGTCCACGAACGGCGCCGACGGTGGCGCGGGCGGCGGGGGCGGCGGCGGCGGCGGCGGTGGTGGCGTCGGCATGAACCCCGGCCTCGGTGGCAACGGCGGCGCAGGCGGCAGTGGCCTCGTCTACGTCTACTCGTTCTGACCGAGAGGTAGTCCGCCGTGGCGCTCCTCCTCGTCCCGGATCGGACCTACGACGACAAGGGTTGGTTCTCCTCCCTCGCAACGGCTGAGGGCTGGTTCGACCGGCTGTTCACCGAGACGCCTTCCGCTCCCCCGAGCGGCGGGCACATCACGTTCATCGAGTCCACCGAGACTCTGTGGACCGCCGCCACGACTGACTACTTCGTGACGGCCCCGGCGACACTCACCGAGGGCGACCTGCTCTGGGTGCAGTTCGCCAACGCCGACACCGGCGGCTCGTTCTCCACCGTGCCGTCGGGCTGGACCGCGCACGTCCCCGTGTTGCACGCCTCCGGCGGCAACATGATCACGGCGTACTGGCACGTCGTCACGTCCGGCGAGGAAGCGTCCCCGCCCGCGACGTTCGACTTCGTGTGGTCCTCGAGTCTCACCGGTAACGCGCTGCTCGGCGTGTTCCGTGGCGTCGACAACACGACGCCGATCGACGTGGCGTACTCGTCGGTCACGAACGGCACCACGACTAAGACCGTCCCCAGCATCACCACCGTCACCGACAACGCCTACGTCATCGGTGGCGCGCAGCTCCAGTCGGCGACGACGCAGACCGTCAACGCTCCGGCGTCCGGCTGGACCGAGATCGAGAACTCGTCCACGCAGTCGGCGGGTCGCGGTGCGGTCCTGGCTCGTAAGGGCGAGCAGGCTGTCGCGGGCGCCACCGGCACGGCAGCGTTCACGCAGACCTCGGCGCTCAACGGCTACGCGTACCAAGTCGCGCTCCGCCCCTCGACGTCGGTCACGCACAACGCCGACGGGTCGATCACCTCGACACCGACGGTCGCCGCCACCGCTGCGACGACGAAGCCCGTCACGGGTACCGGCGTCACGCTGTCCCCGGCGGTCACCGGCGCAGCGGCGAGCACGAAGCCCGTCAGCGGTACCGGCATCACGATCAGTCCGGCGGTCGCTGCGACTGCTGTGCGCGTCGCGGTCGCTACGGGCACCGGCATCACGATCAGCCCCGCCGTTGCCGCCACCGCCGACCGGACCGCAGTAGCGACCGGCACCGGCGTCACGATCTCGCCCGCTGTTGCGGCGTCGGCGACCAGCACGAAGCCGATCGCGGGCACGGGCGTCACCCTCGCCTACACCGTGGCGGCTACCGCTGCCAGCACGAAGCCGATCGACGGCGTCGGCATCACGGTCGCCCCGTCTGTCGCGGCGTCGGCTGCGGCGACGAAGCCGATCGACGGCACCGGGATCACCCTCGCTGTCGCGGTCACCGCTGACGCGACGGTCGTCCCCGGCGGCGGTGCGCTCAACGCCGACGGCGCGATCACGATCAGCCCGTCGGTGGCTGCTGCGGCGTCCGTCGTCAAGCCCGTCACGGGCGCTGCGCTCACGATCACCCCCGCAGTCGCGGCGAGCGCGACCGTCACCGACCTCGCGTCGGGTGCGGCGCTCACCATCACGCCGAGCGTCACAGCGTCCGCCACGGTCATCAAGGGCGTCACGGCCTCTCTGGTCGTCACTCCGTCCGTTACTGCCTCAGCGGCCCGTGTGACGGCGGCAACGGCTGCTCTCGCGGTCACCGTCTCCGTCTCGGCCTCTGCCGAGGTGGTGACGCCCGCCGCCGGCGGATCCGTCGTCATCACCTACGTCGTCGGCCCGACGGTCACGCCGACCGCCGCGAGCTCGCCGGGGCTCACCCTGTCGCAGGCGTCGGGTGCGACGGCAACCGCGACCAGCGCAACGGGGCCGACGGTCACGCCGACCGCCCCCGCCTCACCGACCATCACCTAGGAGTCACCGCATGTACGACGTTGGCGACGCGACTCCCGCGCTTCAGATCACGGTCAAGGACTCGGCGGGGGCGCTCGCGTCAGGTGGCACGGTCGTCTGTACGGTCACCGCCCCCGACGGGACCACCTCGACCCCGGCGGTCACGAACCCGTCGCTCGGGCTGTACCAGGCGACCCCGGTCACCACGTCGGCTGGCCGCTACGGGGTGCGGTGGACCGTCACCGCCCCCAGCGCCAACGCCGTGACCGACGTGTACGACGTCGCCGACCCGGCGCTACTGCCGATCGCGTCGCTCGCCGACGTGCGGGCGCACTGCTCCATCTCCGCCACCGACACGCAGTACGACGAGCGCCTGCGGAACTGGCTGGCGTGGGCGACCGAGCAGTGCGAGCGGTACGCGAACCGGGCGCTTCGGCGCAAGACGGTCGTCGAGACGCACAACGGTGGCGGGTGCGCGGTCATCCTGCGCGAGCCGCCGGTGCTGTCCATCACGACCGTCGTCGAGAACGGCGTCACCCTGACGGCGGCGGACTACACGTCGGACACCGTGTCGGGACTGCTCTACCGCGGCGGCACGACGTCGTCGCAGGACTGGTACGACGGGCGGCAGACGGTCGTCGTCACCTACGTCGCGGGGTACACGAACCCCCCGCTCGTCGCGGTCGAGACGGTGCTGGACATCGTCAAGTGGAAGTTCCAGAACACCGCGCAGGGTCCGCGCCCCGGCTTCGGCCAGTCCGCTGACATGGCGAACTACGGCACCGACGCCCTGCCTGCGTGGCTGCTGCGCCCGCTCGACTCGATCGTGATGCCGGGGATCGCATGAGCACCGCCGCCGTCGCGTTCAAGTCGGCGCTATACACGGCGTGCCAGACCCTCTACCCGGCGCCGGCGCTCGTCACCTACGGCCACCCTGGCGCGGCTTCGGCTGACGACATGATCGCCGTGATGAACGTGACCTCCGAGCAGGAGGTCGGGCCGATGTCCCCGCAGCGCCGCCGCGAGGAGACGCTGTCGGTCGAGGTCGTGTTCTCGTGCTGGTCCGGCGGTGCCGACCAGCAGACGGTGACCGAGCGCGCCTACGCGCTGCTCGCCGAGCTCGAGGACTACCTCACCGACACCGGCGTAACGGCGTCCACGCAGATCACGCTCGGCGGCGCTGTCCGCGACTGCCGCGTCATGGGCCACGAACTCGCCGAGACGTCGGACCCCGACGACATGGCGATGGGTCGCCTCGCCGAGCTCACTGCCACCGTCACCGCCCGCGCCCGCATCTAGGAGACCACTGTGCCCCGCATCCGTTACGTCGGCTCGTTCGCCGAGGCCGACGTCGTCGCCGTCGGACTGACCGTCGCTCGCGGCGACACCTTCGACGCCACCGACGAGCAGGCCGCGGCACTGCTCCTCGCCCCCGACAACTACGAGCTCGCACCCGCCAAGGCGTCCGCCAAGGCCGACACCGCCAAGGAGTCCTGACAATGGCAACGCCTTACGACTGCTCGATCAACGTCGGCAAGGAGTCCACCTACGGCACCGCCGTCGCTGGGACCATGGCCTACGAGTTCAACTCCGAGTCCTTCAACCAGATGCCGAACCGGGTGCAGGGCACCGGGCTCCGCGTCAACGGTCGCATCGCCCGCTCGGGTCGGCGCGTCACCACGACCTCGCAGGGCGAGGGCTCGCTGGAGATCGACGCGCAGACGAAGGGCATGTCCCGTCTGCTCGAGGCCGCGATGGGCACCGGCACGGCGACGCTGGTTTCGGGCTCGACGTACCAGCACAACTACACCCTCGGCGACACCCCGCCTGCGGTCACGATCCAGAAGTCGGTGCCCCGCGTCGACGGCACCATCGACCCGTACACGTTCGCGGGGTGCATGGTCTCCGGCTGGGAACTGACGGTCGGCAACGACGACATCGTCAAGCTGTCGTTCGACTTCGACGTGCGCTCGCTCGACACGGCCCGCGCTTTCGACGCCCTCACCTACCCCACGACCCCGTCGCTGTACCACTTCGGGCAGGCGGCGATCACCATCGGTGGCACCGTCACCGTCCCGACCACGACGGCCATCGCCACGGGCGGCACCGCTGCGACCGACGTGCGCGACTTCTCGCTGAGCGTCAACAACAACCTCGCCGTCGACCGCTTCAACTACGGCGCGTCGGGCCTCAAGGCCAAGCCGACCGTCGGCCTGCGCGAGATCACGGGCTCGTTCACCGCCGAGTACAGCGCGACGACGTACCGCACCGCGTACCTCGCTGACACCGACCTCCCCATCGTGGTCACCCTCACCTCGACCGAGGCCCTGTCGGCGGGTACCGCGACGCTCCAGATCGTGCTGCCCATCGTCCGCCTCGAGTCGGCTGTGCCCGTCGCGAACAACGGCGACCTCGTCACCGTGGAGCACAGCTTTACCGTATTGGACGGGCAAGTGGCGGCCCAGCCCCTGTACTTGGTAACGCGCACTTCAGACAGCACCGTGTGAGCGCGGAGATGGTCAACCACGGAACCATCTCCGGCTACTTTGCCAAGCGCTGCCGCTGCGGGCCTTGCTCAGATGTGGCCCGCGAGTACAACCGCCTTGCGCGCGAGAAGCGCAAGGCGGCACCGCAACCCTGCTCCGTTGAGGACTGTGGCAAGGGGCGTGCACCCGAGGGCGGCTCGCTCTGCTCGGCACATCGGACGCGACAGAAGCGCACAGGCTCAGTGGGCGATACCTACACGCGCACGCGTGGAGGCGATGACATCACCTACGAGGGCGCGCACATCCGACTCCGTAAGGCTCGGGGCAAGGCACGGTCACATGACTGCGCCCGCTGCGGCGAGCCTGCCCGTGAGTGGGCGTTCATCCACGGGAGCCCAAACCCGCGCCCCGCGGGGAACCGCGCCGACGGCAAGCCTCACGGCCCGTGGTCGCTCGACCTGAGCCACTACGAGCCACTGTGCGCGCTCTGTCACCGGAACATCGACTGGGACGTGCGCAAGCCGAACCGGAAGGCGGCGGCTTAGTGGCAGCAGGATCCCGCCTACGGATTGACGCGTCGGAGTTCTCGCAGCTGCTGCGTGACACGCAGGACATCGACAAGGCGTTCGCCCTGGCGCTGCTCCGTGAGATCCGCGCCGCAGCCAAGCCGCTCAAGTCGAAGATGCAGCGCGCCGTCAAAGACCCCAAGTCGAAGCGGTCCGCGAACATCCGACAGACCAAGCGCAAGCAGCGCAGCGGCGAGGAGTACGAGGTCCGAACGCACACGGCAGCCCTCGTCGCTGACGGCATCTCGTTCCGCATGAACAAGGGCAAGTCCGGTGCGTCGGCGACGTTCCGCTCGTCGGGCAAGAAGTTGCCCGCCGAGCGCAAGCCGATGTTCCGCGCACTGAACAAGCCGAAGTTCCGGCACCCCGTCCTCGGCACCACCACCGAGCCCGCGAAGGGCGGCGGCACGAAGCCCCGCCCCCGCGCGCAGTGGGTGTGGGCCGAGCAGGCGGGCCGACCGTACTTCGGCTCGGTGATCCTCGAGGACGCCGAGCAGATCGAAAAGGCAATCCGCCGCGCGATGGAGAAGGCGACCGACCGCCTCGGTTCGTCCCGCTCGCGCCTCCGCTAGTCCACCCTCCTCGACCACAGGAGTCCTACCGTGCGCTTCATCATCGACGGCACCGAGTACGCAACCGACGACATCGGCGAGCTGACCCAGCGGGACATGCTCGCCATGTCCAAGCAGGCCCAGATGGGCGTGCAGACGTGGGCGCGCACGGTGGGTCAGATCGAACGACTCGCCCTCGCCCCGTCAGGCGAGGGCGTCGTCGTGCTTTCCGAGGAAGAGGCGAAGGCCACCCCGGAGCGCGTCGACCCCGACCTGCTGTTCGACAGCGAGCCGCACCTGCGCGCGTTCTTCGTCATGGTGTGGCTGGCGCGTCGCACGTCGGGCCAGTCGGCGCTGACGTTCGACGAGTCCCTGTCGCTGCCGTTCTCGCGGGTGGAGTTCCTGCCCGACGTCGAGGACGACGAGCCCGAGGACGTGACGCCGGACCCTCCGTTCCCGGCTTCCGCTCAGGCCGACGCGCCCGTGGTGGAAGCCTCGACGCCCTCCTAGCGGGGCTCGACGATCCCGAGGCGCACATCGACTCCTACCTCGCGGATCTCTGCCACACGTTCCCCGGCGTGACGCCGTTCAACGTGTACGACCTGCGACTGCGGCACTACCTCCTCCTCACCGCCAACATCGACGCGCGCCGCAAGGCGGCAAGGGAGAGCAGTCGTGGCTAAGTCCTCCGACCTCACGTTCAGGATCTTCGGCAAGGACAAGACCGCGTCCAAGACCCTCAAGGGTGTCGGGGCTACCGCTGGCACAGTCGGCAAGAAGCTCGGCGGCATAGGCATGGCGTTCGCCGGCATCGGCACCGCTGCTGCTATCGCAGGTGGCGTGATCGCCGTCGACTTCGGCAAGAAGTCGGTCGAGGCGTTCATGGACGCGCAGGACTCGCAGGCGAAGTTCGAGGCGTCGCTGGCGAAGAACGGCCTCAAGGACTACACGAAGGACATCGACGAGCTCGCCGGGGCGCTCGCGCTCAAGACGAAGTTCGACGACGACGCGACGAAGTCCGGCGCTGCGGTCCTGGCGAACTTCGGCCTGACCGCCGACCAGCTGAAGCGCACCCTCCCGCTGGTGCAGGACTACGCCGCGTTCACCGGCAAGGACATGCCGACCGCGTCGAAACTGCTCGGCAAGGCGTTCCTCGGCAACACGAAGGCACTCAAGGATCTCGGCATCGCCTACAAGCCCACCGGCGACAAGGCCAAGGACATGGCCGCGATCATGGACCTCGTCAACGAGAAGGTCGGAGGCTTCGCGGAGAAGCAGGGCAAGACCGCGGCAGGCACCGCCGACATCCTGAAGAACCAGTTCGGCGAGTTGCAGGAGAAGGTCGGCGGGGCGCTTATCCCCGTACTGCTCGACCTCGCGCCCCTCGGTCTGAAGTTGGTCGAGTGGCTGTCCGGCGCAGCTGACGCCGTGAAGATCTTCATCGTCGCGTTCTCCGGCAAGTCGGTGTTCAATGAGTTCGACGGCGCCATGAAGATCGTCAACAACGCTGGCATCATCTTCCGCGAGACGTGGGACAAGGCTTACGCCTGGGTCACCGGCACCCTCATCCCAGCGATCAAGGATCTCGCCGCTGCGTTCATGCGCGACGTGTGGCCCGCGATCCAGAAGGTCGCCGGGATCATGGCCGAGAACCTGGCGCCCGCGGTGCAGTCGCTCGGCGAGCTGTGGAACGACACGCTGAAGCCCGCGCTCATCAAGGCGCTTCCGTACATTCAGATGTGGATCAAGTACCAGGGCATCCTGCTCGGTGCGTTCCTCGTCATGGTGTCGTGGATCATCGGCAAGCTGGTCCCCGCCATCGCCAAGTGGATCAGCGTCATCGCCGCCGTCGCGGAGAAGGCCCGCGCCGTCGCTGCCACGGTGCGCGACAAGTTCCTCGGGCTCGTGGACTTCTTCCGCAGCCTGCCAGGGCGGATCGCCGGAGCCACCTACGGCATGTGGAACGGCATCAAGGACTCGTTCCGCAACGCGATCAACTGGATCGTCGGTCGCTGGAACAACCTGTCCTTCAGCCTGCCCGGCGTCAGCATCCCCGGCATCGGCGACGTCGGCGGCTTCACGCTGAACACGCCGAACATCCCCATGCTCGCCAACGGCGGCATCGTCACGCGGCCCACCCTTGCCATGATCGGCGAGGCCGGGCCGGAGGCGGTCGTCCCGCTGTCGCGCGGTGGTGGCTACGGCGGCGGTATCCACCTCCACTTCCACGGCCCCGTCGCCGGTCCCGGTGCTGGGCGGTGGCTCGCCGACGAGATCAAGAAGGCGACCGCGTCCGGTCGTACCCGCCTCGCCTGACAGGAGACAGACCACATGGCCGCTGGCCTGCCCTCCGCAGTCCTCGTCGAGATCGAGTTCACCGCCGGCGTGTGGACCGATGTCGGTTCGCTCGTCAAGGGTGACTCCATCGAGATCCACGTCGGGCGGGACTCTGCCGCGTCGGGGATCCAGCCGGGGACGCTCGACCTCGACCTCGACAACGCGGATGGGCGGTTCACCCCGGACAACCCGACGTCGACGCACTACCCGAACTTCGTCGAGGGCAAGCGCATCCGCGTGCGGGTGACGAAGTCCGCGACGACGTACCCGGTGTTCGTCGGCCGCATCGACAGCATCGTCCCGGACTACCCGACCGAGCCGACGCAGTCCAAGGTGCACGTCGGGGCCGTCGACATCCTCGGCGACCTGGCGCGCATCGTCCTGCCGTCGATCCCCGAGGCGAAGGCGCGGCTGAACACGGCCGGCACTGCGGCGTTCTACCCGCTGACCGACCCGAACGAGCACGCAGGCATGTTCGACCTGCTCGGCGTCGGTCCCCGCCTGCGGATCTACGACCGGATCCCCGGCTCGGGCCGCATCGACGCAGCGTCGGACGACTCCCTCGGCGACAGCAACTCCTACGTGCAGCTGTTCGACGGCAAGGGACTGTGGACCACCGCGGCACTCCCGTCCGGCGTGACCAGCAGCCCGCTCATCACCGTCATGGTCAAGGTCGGGACGACGACGTTCGGCGACGTGCTGAGCATGTCGGCCGGCCGTCGGGACGGCTCGAACGACTTCGTCAAGGTCCGCTGGACCTCGACCGGGTTCATCCTGGACGTCTACATCGCCAGCGCCCTCGCCGCCTCGTCGACCGCCATCGCGGCCGGGGGCGGCTGGTACCGCCTGCAGGTCGACCCCGTCGGCGCCTCGCTCACGGTGACCGGCCTGGACGTCGACACCTCCGAGGTCGCCGCCGCGGCACCCGCCGTGACGCTCACGCACATCACGCTCGGCGGCGACCTGGACATGAGCGTCGGGCAGCTGCTCCTGTGCGACACAGCCGGGACGGACTACGAGGCGTACAACGTCATCACGGACTCGACCACGCTGGCCAACCCGCTGTCGTCGTTCGCCAGCGTCGTCAACTCCACCGGGCTCTCCGCGTCGTTCGCGTGGTCGAGCGTTCCCTCCGTCCCCGGTGCACCGATGCACACCGCTGGCATCAACGCGCTGTCGGCGCTCGTGTCCATCGCGGATAGCCAGTCCGGCTACGTCTACGCGGAGCCCTCGACGTCCGCCACGCAGACGGTGCGCCTGGTCGCGGCGGCTGACGCCCGTTCCGCCACGGTCGCGCTCACCGTCGACGCCGAGGGGGACCTCGACGGCGGTCCCACCCTGGCGCGCGGCATCGCCGAGCGCGTCGCGACGGCAGTGGCCTCCTCGTCCCGGGGCAGCGTCACCGCTGCCGACTCCAGCGTCGCCAACGTCGGCGCCGCCAACGTCGACGTCGCAACGATCCTCGCCGACGACGTCGACCTGTACGGCGTCGCATCCGACCGCGTCGCCCGCGGCCGGGACAAGGTCACGCGCCTGACCGACGTCCCCGTGGACCTCGCCACAGCCGCGAACGACCTCTACGCCGCGTTCTTCGCCCTCACCCTCGGCGAGCGCCTGCGCCTGTCGGGCCTGCCCTCGACGTACTTCGGGGTCACGTACATCGACGGCTACGTGGAGGGTTGGACGTACCGGCCGGGCGTCAACGGGCACAAGGTCGTGTTCGAGCTCTCGCCCGCCGACGCCCCGCCCGAGGCCGTCGTGGACGACTCGACCTACGACCGGGTGCCGTTCGGTGACGGCGTGTGCACGCTCACCTCGACCATCACGGCCGGCGCCACGTCGATCAGCCTCACCTTCACCGGGTCCGCGCTGCTGTCCACCGACGCCGGCGACTACCCGCTCGACCTCGACCTCAACGGCGAGCGCGTCACCATCGGCTCCGCCCCCGCCGGCGGCTCCTCGCCGCGCACCGTCACTGTCACCCGCGGCGTCGCACCGACCGTCGCCCGTGCGCACACCGCCGGGGAGCCGATCGACGTGTGGCTCGGCGCCTCCATCGCTCTCTGACCCTCTGCACCTCCCACCCCTCGACAGGAGACAGCCATGCCCAAGCGTCTGAGCGCCGTGATCCTCACCCTCGCCGGAGTTCTCGCCGGTGCCCTGTTCGGCCTCTCGGTGGCACCGAGCGCTGCGGCCCCGACCACGCCCGTGAACGGCGTCTGCCTCGACATCCACCCGCTCGAGGGCTGGACCGTGGTGACCGCGTCCGTCACCTACGCCCGCGACTTCCCGTCGGCGTCCGGCCGGATCGTGGCGACGATGGAGCAGGGCCGCAGCTTCGGCTTCACCCAGGTCGCGTTCGACGAGAACGACAACCCCTGGCTGATGACCGGCCGGGGCAACTGGGTGTTCGCCGCGCGCACCGCCGTCGACATCCCCGCGCTCGCCGCGTACTGACCGCTCCCGCCGCTCCCCTGATCGAGAGGCCTGTCCGTCATGGGCGTATTCACCACCGCGAGCAAGACCTGGGCGGTCGGCAACAAGATCACCGCCGCCCTGGTCAACACCCACCTGCGGAACCTTCGGGACGCGTTCGACGCCAAGACGTCCTACACCCCGACGCTGACCGGCTTCACGCTCGGCAACGGCACGATCTCGGGGTCGTACACCCAGATCGGCAAGTGGGTGTGGTTCGAGGTCACCTTCACGATGGGCTCGACCTCGGCGGCAGCCTCGGCCGTCCCGACGTGCACGCTGCCGGTGACCGCCGCGTCCGCCTCGGTCAACGCCGGCCTGTGCCGCGCGCAGTTCACCGACGCCGGCACCGCCGCGTACCTCGCCGCTGCGCGCATCCTCACCACCACGACCTGCGGCGCCTACATCATCGGCACCAACGGCATCCTCACCACGCCGAGCACGACGACACCGTTCACGTGGACGCCGGCCTCCGGCGACCTCGTCTACTGGTCCGGCGTCTACGAGGCGGCGTAGCCGTGGCTACCCCATCGGAGCAGGCCCTGCTCGGGCAGATCCTCGCCGAGGTCCAGGCGGTGGGCGCGGAGGTGTCCGCAGTCAAGGTCACGGTCGCTACCGCTGTCGCGGAGATCGAGCATCGGGCGCGGCAGGGCGACGACCACGAGGCGCGGCTGCGCAAGGTCGAGTCGCGGGTGGCGGACGGCGTGACGCAGGGCGACCTAGACGCGCTGGAATCACGCCGCCAGGACGAGGTGCGGGATGCGCTCGCCCTGGCGAACACGAAGGCGAACCGTCGCCTCACGGTGATCGGGCTCGTCATGACTGCTGTCATCGCTGCCGCTAACTACTTCATCCGCTGACGTGCCCCGTGTGCTGGTGGAGGAGACGCCCCGTGGATCCCTACACCGGCCCGCGTGACGTCCCCGGCGAGGACGACGGGCAGCCGCTGACCGAGCCGTACGACGAGCGGGGTCTGCCGTCGCAGCCCGCCCACGATTCGCCCCGCTGCCACGTCTGCGGGCACGCGCGCCGCTTGCACCACGGCGCACTGATCTGCCCCCGGTGCGACCTCAACCACGACCAGGAGTGACCACATGTTCTCTCGTACCTTCCTTCTCGATGCCGCCGAGCGCGTGTTCTGGACCTACGTGCAGGCGTTCCTCGGCCTGCTGCTCGTGTCCGGCGTGACCGACCTCGACGCGCTCACCGCCGCCGCCGTCGCCGCGATCCCCGCCGCGCTCGCTGCGCTCAAGGCGATCATCGCCACCCGCTTCGGCGACCCGGAGTCCGCCGCACTCGGTCGGATGGAGTAGCGCCGTGGTCGCGGTCACGCTCGCCAACGGGGCGAAGCTGTCGCCCCGCGTCCTCGCGCTCGTCGAGGATGCGGCGTCTGCTGCGGGCATCCCGTCGGGTCGCTGCACCGTCGTCAAGGGGTCGTTCGTCCCCGCCGATGCCGTGTCGGGCAGCACTCACGCGGGCGACGGCGCAGCTGACATCCGCACCATCAACCTCAGCACGCAGTGGACCCTCACGCTCGTCAACGAACTGCGCCGCCGCAACTGCGCGGCGTGGCTCCGCGACGCGCAGCACGGCGGGTTCGCGCCGCACATTCACCTCGTCGTGAAGGACCAGCCGGGCCTGTCGTCCGGCGCGGCGTGGCAGGTCGCGGAGTACGACCGCGTCCGCAACGGCCTGTCGGATCGTGGCCCGGACTACCACCCGCGCCCGTTGCAGACGCCGTTCCGTGTGTCCCGTTGGACGCGCGTGACGCGGTTCCCGTCGACCGGTGTCTACGCCGGGAAGTCGGAGCACTCCGCACGCAAGGGCACGCGCCGGTTCCTCGGCGGCGTCGAGTACGTCGCGGTCGAGTCGGACAGCCTCGGGCGCAACTGGCTCAAGACCCCCGCCGGGAACTGGATCCTTGCCGCAGCGACGGCGTACAAGCCCTGACGCTGGCGGAACGGTAGCGCCGGGCGTGTGCAAACGGTAGCGCCCGCAGTCCGTACCGCCGTCAGTCGGCGAAACGTACCCCTGAGCCCGCTCAGTGGGACGATTCCCGCCGGTATAGGCCCTGACCTATATCGGTACCGGTATCACCCCGGTATCACCCGGTTATACCGACAGCGTCCCATCGCGGACCTCGTCGGTTACCCCCCGTTTCGCAAACCATCCTGCAAACCGGACGTTTTGCGAACCCCCTACCCCTCGCCGTCCGTGGTCAGCGGCGAGGACGCGCCGCCCGTCGCAGTCTCCGCGGCGGGCGGCGCACTCACAACCGAGAACAGCGCCCGCGCATGTTCCAGGTTCGTGAGCAACCTTGACCACACCCCCGAGCGACCACGAAGGGGAACACCCATGCCCGCGCCCTACTACGCCGACGACCTTGTCACCCTGTACTGCGGTGACTCGCTCGACATCCTCCCGACGCTCGCCGCAGGCTCGGTTCACGCCGTAGTCACAGACCCGCCCTACATCATCGGAGCCGTCTCGTCCGGCTCGATGGCATCCAAGTCGGGGTCGTGGCAGGACATGATGAACAGCGCCGCCTGGTTCTCCTCGTGGTACCGCGAGGCATGGCGACTGCTGAAGCACGACGGCGCGATGTGGTCGTTCTGCAACTGGCGCAGCCTGCCCGTCGTCATGCGCGCAGCGATCGACGCGCAGATGCCGATCACGTCGACCCTCGTGTGGGACAAGCAGTGGATCGGCCCCGGTGGCGTGCAGGGGCTCCGACCGTCGTACGAGATGGTGACACTGAGCGCCAAGCCCGACTTCGCCGTTCCCGACCGTGGTACGCCGGACGTGTGGCAGCACAAGGTCGGCAGCCACAAGCCAAACGGACACCCCGCCGAGAAGCCCGAGGGGCTGGTACGCCGCATCATCGCGGCCAACGGGTTCGCCCCCGGCTCCGTCATCCTCGACCCGTTCGCGGGATCGGGCACCACCGCCGCCGCTGCGAAGTCCCTCGACATGCGGTGCATCACGATCGAGGCCGACGAGCGGTACTGCGAGCAGATCGCGCTGCGACTGTCGCAGGAAGCCCTGGCGTTCGGGGGTGTGGCATGAGCCTCAAGGACCGTACTGCCGCGCCGCCGCGAGGGCATGGCCTGCCATGCTCCGTCGCCAGCGCCCGCAAGCAGCTCGACGCCGACGACGTCGCCATCCTCGACGCGTGGCTCGACGCCGTCAACGGCGACCCGCAGCGGCGCACCGACTGGCAGATCGCCGTCGACCTGACGGACGAGACGGGCGTGCGCGTCAGCGACCAGCAGGTCGGCAAGCACCGCCGCCGGACCTGCCGCTGCTATCGCGGGGTGCCGAAGTCGTGAGCCTCGCCGAGCGCGCCGTGCGCAAGGTGGCATCGCCTCGCGTGTTGATGTTTGACCTCGAGCGCCTGCCCGGCGAGTACACCGCCGACATCTGGCAACCCGCCGACCTGCGCCGCGTCAACTACCTGCACCCCGACCGCTGGACCCGCAAGCCGACGACCCTCATGGCGTCGTGGATGTGGTACGGCCAGAAGCAGGCGCACGTCGTCGCAGCGTGGGAGAACCCCGACGACCCGTGGCACGTCGCCCGCGTCATGCGCGAGCAGATCCACGCAGCCGACTGCCTCGTCACCTTCAACGGCAGGCGCGCCGACCTCAAGTGGCTCCGGCAGGACTGGGCACAAGGGCAGATCGTGCCGCCGCGCCCATGCAAGGACATCGACCTGTTCGTCGCGGCCCGCACCGCGTTCGCGCTGGAATCCCGGTCGCTCGCGTATCTTTGCCAGTTCCTCGGATTGCCCGGTAAAGCCGGGAAGTACGACGCCGCCGAGGCGAAGGCCGCCGCGCTCGCGGACGGCCCGGAGCGCCGGCGGCTGGTGCGGTACTCGAAGCAGGACAGCGTGGCGATGGGCCCGGTGCTCGACCGGATGCGCCCGTTCCTGCGGCATGGGCCGAACCTCGGCATCCCGTTCCTCGACGACGCGCAGCGGTGCCCGGTGTGCGGGTCGGATGCGGTGACGCGTGACGGGTGGGTTGACACCGACCTGACGCGGTTCGCGGCGTTCGTGTGCGAGTGCGGCGCGTGGTCCCGGTCGAAGCACCGGCGGGCAAGTGTCACTCAGAGACGGGCGGTAGGGGCATGAGCGACGAACTGTGCATCTCCATGCGCATCGGCGACGTGTGCGTCGAGGTCGCCTACCCGCTGCGCGGCGACGGCGCACTGCCGTACGCCATCTCGGACCTGATGAACGACACCTGCGACGCGACGCTGCGGCTGTACCGCGACATGCCGAACGCCGACGACGCCGATGTCACGGCTGCCGATGACGACGACGCGTGACCTGATCGCCGAGCGAGCCGCCACCGACCCCGCGTGGCTGCTCGTCCTGGCGCAGTACGACGACGGGCTCGCCGCCTACCCCGACCCCTTCCAGCATCGGAGCCCCGCGTGACGTACGCCGACCAGTTCTTCGCGATCTGCAATCAGATCGCCGACGCTGCTACGGCAGCAGACCGCGAGGTCGCCGCGCTCACCGCGCAACTCACCGCAGCCAAGGCGCAGAACCTCACCGACGCCGCCACCATCGCGCGGCTCGAGGCGCGCATCGCGGAGCTGACCAACGTCACCCCGCCGCCCGTCGACCCGCCCCCGGTCGACCCGCCCGCACCCACGGGGACGCTGCCCTACGCCCCGCCCGCCGGATACGCAGGCTTCCAGCGGTTCACCATCCCC